AAGTTAGCAAAAAGCTATGTCAATCTAGTTAAAAAAATGGGAGTTCCAGCAGAGCAACTGGTTCGGCTTCCTTCTGACGGAAACTACGAGGAACTCTACAATCAACTCGGTAGACCTCCTGATCCACAGGGTTACGAAATCGATCTGTCGAATGACATCAATCTGGAGTACGTCAACAACGCTCACAAACTGGGTCTCTCCAAGGATCAGGCACGGAACGTCTACGATTGGATGATGAACAAGTATGAACAAGTTCGATCCCAGGAAAAAAACGAGTACCAGGAAGCTGTCCAGCAAGGGATTGAATCACTGAAGAGAGAATGGGGAACCGACTTTGAGAGTCAGACCCAGATTGCCAAACAGGCATTTCTCCAGTTAGCAGACGCAGACACAGTCAAGATGGTGGAAGCATCCGGCCTGGGAAACTCTCCGGAGATGATCAAACTCTTCAACCGAGTCGGTCAAATACTAAAGGAAGATGGTATGCTACAGAACGATGTGGCTTTTGGTGACAGTGGGGGAAGAGCATCGATTGAAAGTCGGTTGCAACAGATCATGGATTCTGATTCTCCGTACTGGAATGGGATGCATCCGGAACACGATAAATACGTCAGTGAGGCATTGAAACTCCGAGAGCTTTTGACATGACAGAAGAACAGATTCAGCTTCGATTAGAATGCTTGCGTATCGCAGTAGAAAACGGTACAGTGGCTGATATCAGTAACCCCATTGAACTTGCTGATAAGTATTACCAGTGGGTCACAAAGCCCACCGATTCCCTCATGCAAAAGGAACGGAAACGGACAACCAGATCCTGACCCGTACTTCTTCTGCTTCCTATCGGAATCCTGAGACATCAGACATCTGATGTAGGACAACTCCAATCATAGGCATGAGATCAATTCTCATCTCAGGTTGGATTATGTCTAATCAGGTAACGACTGCTTTTGTTCAGCAGTACTCCCAGAATCTAGCTCACCTCGCCCAACAGAAAGGATCACGCTTGCGTGGTCTGGTGCGAACGGAAGGGGTCCGAGCAAAACAAGCCTTTTTTGATCAGATCGGTTCTCAAACTGCTTCAGTCCGGACAACCCGTGGAGCAGACACGATCATCAACGATACGCCTCATGCCCGAAGACGAGTGACTTTGGCAGACTACGAGGTAGCAGATCTGATTGATGACCAGGACAAACTCCGAATGATTGTCGATCCAACTTCTTCGTATGCACAGGCTCAGGCTTTTGCAATCGGTAGAGCGATGGACGATGTCATCATCAGTGCAGCAACCGGAACTGCGTATACTGGCGAAACTGGGTCAACTTCGGTGACTCTCTCCGGATACAACAGTGGTTCTCAAATTGTGGCAGCGACTGTTCGTTCCACTGGTTCTGGAAGCACAGGGCTAAACATTGAGAAACTCCGTCAGGCAAAATTCCTGATGGACAATGCTGATGTAGATCCAAGCATCCCCAGAGTGATTGTCGTAGGTCCAAAACAGATCCAAGATCTGTTAGCGACAACAGAAGTCACCAGTTCTGATTTCAACACCGTGAAGGCGTTAGCCCAGGGACAAATCACTGATTTGCTTGGCTTTACCTTCATAACGTCTACCAGATTGTCTCTAGATAGTTCTACAGATGTACGCAGTTGTTTTGCGTATGCAGTAGACGGAGTCCTCTTGGCAGTAGCCAAAGATTTGACGGTACGAATCGATGAACGTCCTGACAAGTCCTACGCTACCCAGGTCTATGCTTGTATGTCCATCGGGGCAACTCGGATGGAAGAGACCAAGGTTGTTCAAATCGAATGTGACGAATCACCATAAGGAGATTAAATGGCTGTTACCACTCAAAAGTCTACCGAGTACACCAATGCTACGGCTGATCCGGTAGTCAACAACGAGTCAACCGAATACCAAGGTCGACTCCGTGTAATGTTCTTCACCCATGACCAGGACGGTGCTGGGGATGCTACCTCTTCAGTAGCCATCGGGAAACTTCCGGCAGGACGAGTACGAGTTCTGTTGGGTCTTTCTCGCATGTACTGTAACTGGACCACTTCTTCGGCAACCTTGGATCTTGGTTGGGATGCTTACACAGACGGGAATAACACAGCAGTTGCTGCTGATCCTGATGGTCTGATCGATGGTCTCTCCGTAGATACTGCAGGCTATTTCAACATGGAAGGTGCTTTAGCCGGAATCAAGGCCACTGGCGGAACCTATGTCTTTCAGTCAATGGGAGGTGTAGTGATCCGAGCAACCAGTCAGGATACGGCTATTGCCGATGGGGATGATCTGGTCGGTTACATCGTGTATGTGATCGACTGATGTCTTCAGTAGTTCAGATCTGTAATATCGCACTGACGAATGTCGGTGAGACCAAAATTGCAGCACTGAATGAAGAGAACGAGAGGGCTAGAGTTGTCAATCTTCGTTACGAAGACTGTCGAGACTCGGTCCTCCGGTCTCATCCCTGGAACTGTGCAGTCCACCGAGTAGAACTCTCTGCCGATGTCAGTGCTCCCGTGTGGGGTTATGCCAAACGCTTTGCTCTACCTGCTGACTGTCTCCGAGTTCTGGACATTGAAAACTACTTTGAAGAATACGAAGTCGAGGGTCGGTACATTCTGACCGACAGTACTTCAGTCAAACTGAAGTACATCAAAAAGATTACTGATCCGAACGACTTCGATTCTCTATTGGTCCATGCCATTGCGCTCAAGTTAGCTTCGGAGATTGCAGAAAATCTGACAGGTCGAGCGGATCTTCGGGACAGGATGTTTACGAAGTATCTTCAGATTCTTTCAGAAGCTAGAGGAGTCGATTCTCAGGAGAGGTCGATGCCTGTCGAGTTTGTAGCCGATGGTTTGATCAATGCCCGTTTGGTCGGTTCTCAGCCCAGAAGAGCCAAGTTTTCCAGTGAGGTGTAGATGAGGATTCAAGCACTTCAGTCTTCCTTTGCAGATGGGATGATCTCTCCGAGAATGCAGGGGATGGTGGAACTGGAGTCCTATCGATCTTCCTTGGCTCTTCTTGAGAACATGGTGGTTCTCCCCCAGGGTTCCGTAACTCGGAGACCAGGGACGTTCTTTGCCAACAGCACTCCTTCCAATGCCCAGGTCCGTTTGGTCCCGTTCAATCGGGGTCAAGGGACTTCGGTCATCCTAGAATTTTCCAATAACTTACTTCGTTTCTACGCAAATGATGGGATCATCGAATCCGGTGGTTCTCCCTACGAAGTCGTTACTACATATACTACGGCTCAGTTAGCCGATCTCAGTTTTACTCAGAGTGCAGACGTACTCTTCATCTGTCATCCGACTCATCCTCCGAGAGAGTTAAAGCGTTTAGACGTTGCCTCATGGTCCTTGACGGAACTGGTTTTGAAGGACGGTCCTTACTTTCCGGTCAATACCGAAGACACCACGATGACGGTTTCTCTAGCAGATACCGCAAACTGGACAGAGTCGTTTACCAATTCAACATTGACTGCAGAAGAGATCATCACGGTCACTTCTTCCAACGTAGACCCAGGAACCAATTCGTTTACCTCCAGCAATCATCCCTTTGTCAATGGTCAGAAGGTTCGTTTCACCGGAGCAACCGGACTAGCAGGGAACCCCGTAGCAGGAACGTATTCGCAATCAACGACCACAGTCACCGTAACAAAGAGTTCTCATGGCTTTTCCGTTTCGGACGAGGTCTATCTGGATCACACTTCCGGAGATGGAGTCAACGGGTTCTACACCGTTGCCACGGTTCCTGATGCCAACACGTTTACCGTAACTTCCGGTACAAGCCAGACCACTTCTGGAGACGTAGAGATTGCCACTCGGATTACCGCAGGAAGCGATTACTACATCATCCAGGCAACGCAGAACACCTTTAAACTCTCGACCTCCTCCGGTGGTACACCACTGTTGATCAATGCTGCACCGACCACAGACGTAGTCTTTTTCCAGGACATTATCGACAAGAATGCCTACATCAAAATACTGGCTTCCGATACCACCGGAATCAATCTGGACCTTGGTTTCCAGAGCTCTGATATCGGACGAGTCATCCGCTTGAACCTGCAGGTTGCGCCACAGATCAAATGGGGATATGCCGAGATCTTAGAACTGGACAGCAGCAATCCGACCACCACGATTCTAGCTAAAACAAAATCGGCTCTATCGACCCCAGGAACCACTACAGAA